TACTTTTTCAATGTATATCGCCCCCTGCCAGAGAAATGAACGCATTCTTCAGTTGATCAAGTACTGCTGCCATATTATCAGGTGCTACCCTTTTTGCTCTGTTTGCACGCCATTCATTCCTGATTCTGTGTTGTTCCGGAGTAAAATGGTCTAAGATATCCTTATCCTCCTCGGCCCGGATTGCCACAATTCGTCCTAATGGTGTCTCAGTACCGATTCCAATAAGGAGATCCTTAAACTCATCCCACTTCATGGTATTAATTTCTTTTGACAGCCGGATCCCGTACTGTGCCTGGAAGGATGATACGATCAGACTGTAATCTCCGATCAGATCATAGTACGGGTCACTGCTCTCCCGGCTCTTCGTCTCCCGTGATCATGTCTACTGCTGCCATGATGATTGTCTGGAAATCCTTGAACTGGAGATTCAGTTTATCGATCTTTTTCCGATCCTTCTCATTAAAAATCAGTTCATATACCGCCAACACTTCTTTAGCTGATGTACCCTTCGAAAAAATACCCATGATCTTCAGCACAGTGGCTGCATCGGAATTTACTTCTACGGTAACATCCTTAATCTTCAATACCGGGTTCTCGTCAAAACTCAGCTTTTCTGTAATATCTACGATTTTCTTTGCCATAATAGCCTCCTGTTTTTATGCTGCGGGAGTAATCTCAGGTTTTCCATTGCTCATAATATCGAATTCCAACGGTGCCACAGCTGTAGAGTCTCCTGCTCCAATGTTCTTTACGTTCACGACTGCTCCGGCAAACAGCACCACGGTTCCGTCGGGGAATGTCCACTGGATATCTTTCTCTGCAGAGCGGCCGTTTACCCACGCAAGTGCTGCTACAGCATCATTACCGGCATCTCCTACGTTACGTTTCGCAGTTACGGATATGGTAACTCCCTTACTGGTAAGCAGGCGTCTCACCCATCCTTTTTCTGTAAACGGATGCCATTCCTCTACTCCATTATCGAAAGATACACTGAATGTCTCGCAGTCCGCAATATCAACCATTTTCTTTTCGACACCGCTTGCTGCCGTATTGATCTGGAACTGGTTTTCATAGCATGGATATACTCCTGTAATAGGTGTGCTCATTCTTTTTCACCTTTTCCTTTCTCATAAATAACAGCCATCTCTATGACCCATTCGCAGATACCGGCATCATCTTTTCCGACATCCTGCGGTTCATAAAGAGGCTGTATAAATTTTATCAACTGATTGTTGACCGTTACATTTCTTGCAGCCTTCACCGCATCAAATGCTGTCATGGCTGCCTTTTCTGATTCTCTCGGCGAATTATTCCAGTGAATCAACAGGGTGACATATTTTGTCCCGTAAGATACAAGTTTTGGTCCTCCTAATGCTGTCTTATACTCCTGCTGATGTTTGCTGTTATAAACGCCGATGGACTTCTCCTGCTTGTCCGGCAGGCTTCCCATATATACCCGGTCTGCCAGTTCAAGGGATTCCACATAATCCCGCACATCCGATAACATCATAATCCGGCAATCCTCCTGTATATTTGTTTGTATGCCTTCTGGCAGTACTCTGATTTCTTCCCAGAGATCCAGTCCTCATACCATTCACCTCTTGCGTTCGGATTCTCCGTTTTTTGGAAATGATACTCTGGATGAAAATACAGCCGTCTGGCATAGGGTGTACTGGATATGATGCTGACTTTTCCCTGACTGCTCTCGGAGCAATCTACAAAGGTGCTCTCGTTTTGCAGATTGCCTGTATCCCTTGGGAACACCTGCGCCTGCACCACATTGGTATGTAATGCCTCAGCGGTCTGCTCTAAAGCCATCACTTGTGCTCTTGTCAATTGTTGGATCTTCGGAAAATTCAGTTTTACTGTGGATTTTACACTAATCATATCAGCAATATCTCCGTATAATTGACCGTTCCGTCCGGGTTTCTCGCCTTACGGCCCTCAAGAATCCTGCGCTTTGCACCGAATATCACCGCACTGCCTCCGGATATGACCGGAAGATCAGGACAAATATCTCCGGGAAGCAATGCTGTGCCGGTGATCTCTATCAGTTTCTTCTCCGTGGTCAGTACAGTCTTTGCTTTGTCCTGATAGTTACATTTTCCGGAATACTCCACTGGTTTTAAAGGTTCCCCGTATTCGTTCAGCCCTTCCTGATCTATCTCAACAAAGATGTCTGCCTTACATAATCTTTTAGTTACCAGACACGGATATTTCATGGAATCACCTCGCAATTCTGCAGCACAGACCCGTCTGCATCAGCAACGAATATACATCACTCTTCATGGCAATACCTTTTTCCCTGAAAACATTCCAGGAACTTCCGAACTGTGCGGATACTCCATTAATGCTATAGCTGGATAAAATCGTATTGATTTCATCTACATTCTCATATTCGAAATCCGCCTGCTGGCAGACAACTTCTTTGATAGTCTCCTGCTGAAAAGCTGTCAGATGATCGAATCCTGCTGCCACAATCCGGTTAAATGTCAGGCTGTCAATATGCCGGGAGGCCTGACGGAGTGCTCTTTCAAGCTCTCCGCCAGGAATCACGCTGCCATTATAGCTATCTTTGTATTCTTCTTTGCTTACATAAGGTTTGTAGGACATAGTTCCTCCTTACTCCCCGGTATACTCCGTGGTATCCACATCTACATAGACGCTATCCACTTTGTTGTCACGTCCATTGGGGAATACAAAGGTATCCGACAGAGATCTATTCTGGTACAGGTATCCGTCTCCTTCTGTGTGAGTACCGGGATTGAAGTAATAAATAGATGCAATCTTAGGAACCGTCTTACAGGTCTGTCCGCATGCCACCAGTACATTGATCTTATGAGCTCCGGTTACAGCTACAACGTGGTTACTGGTGTCCTCGACCACCTTTTTCAGCGGAGCAAATCCACCCTCAGCAGGCTCCCAGTCGAAAGCATCATAGAAACGCTCATCGTCGATAACTTCCATGATGGGTACACCATCAATATCTGTCACTCTGGTCTCGATACCAATACCGCCCTCAGCGATCTGCGTAAGTTCAATCTTACGGGTAAATTCTGTAGACTGCTCCAGTGCATCCATAATGGGACTGGCCACATACATAAGCAGGCTGCCATTTGCCTTGTACCGTCTCAACTTACCTTTTGCAAGGATGTCCTTCAGCATTCCGAATACCTTTGCCTTTGTATAAGCAGAAATAGCGGTCTGGCTGTGATATCCCTCTTCCTTCTGTGCCACCTGTGCCACACGGGAGAAGAACAGGGCATCTGTCTCAGGCACTACCTGAGTCTGTTCGAAGGTTCTGGAGATATTCTGCATGGATGCTGTTGCATTGGTCTCATCTACATCTGCCTTGTCTACAAGGAACTGAACGTCTCTGTCATGAGTTACTGTAAAAGGAACATCTTTCTGATCGAAGGATCCTGTGTTCCATCCACCGGTTCTTTTGTGATTCTTATAACCAGTAGTGCTCATCTGTGTAAAGTGGAATGTCTTCGCATCCAGCCATCTTACATTAGATGTAATAAAGGGAGAGGTTAACGCTCCCTGCATCAGAATCTGCAGGAGTTCAGGACTCCACTGCTGTGCATAGTTTAAATTAGGCATATCTTATACCTTCCTTTCCTTAGTTCCACCGATTCCATCTTTTGGTCGGTGTCTGTTGCTGTTGTACGGTTGCCTGTTGTGTATGCTGCGAAGGATCTCCGCCTGTCCCTACATGAAGGAAACCTGTAGTATCTGTCTCCTGCGGCTTTAATGCAGGAATATCCTCTAGCACCTTATTCAGGGCTTCCGTAAGTTTCTCATTGCTGATCTTTCCATCCTGTCCTACTGTCTGGCTGAAATCTGCCATCTTCAGTACATAGGGAATGGATGTTACGCTGATTCCCAGTCCGACTGCTGTCATCGTCGCTGCCTGCTGGATCTGTGCCTGTCTTGCCTCAGCTGCTGCGGTTGCAACCTGCTGTTGCAATGCTTCCACATTCGGCTGATTTGCCGCCTTCTGTTCCTTGAAGGTTGCTATAGCCTGTTCCACCTCCTGTTGGGAAAGTCCCTGCTGCTTGAAATAGGCTTTCAATGCCGTATCCTCTTTTGCCGCAAGAGTTCCATCCAACATCTGCTGGATTTTCCCATAGTCAATCTGCGGTGTTGCATTCTGCTGTGACTGCTGATCAGTCTGTTCTCCTGCCGGTGCTCCGCCCTGGCTTCCATCGGGGTCTAAGAATCTTCTTACTGTCTTGTAAAACATAACGTGCTCCTTTCCATTTTGAGGGTGTCACCCTTACTGCGATCCATTGTCTTCGGTGTCTCCGGTCACGCTGCAGTTTATTGCCTTGCTCGTGTTTGGGCATAAAAAAACACGCCATGAAGCGTGTGGATTCCAGATTATTTGTTGCACCGGTGCAATTTTCTTTTTTCGAGATAAAAATACCACCAATCTACTGATCGGTGGCTTCATGTTCTTTTACCATTCTTCGCAAACGTTCTTTATAATCCTCATAGCTTTTATCTTTTCCGATGATGTATGCGGCATCTCCCATTTTTTCGGAGAAGGATAATACTTTCCTGCGCAACTCCTGCAGTTCCTCATCGTTTTTCATTTTTTCAACAAATTCTTTTTTGAACATAATTACCTCTTTAGCACTTTCATAAATGCTTCATATAGCTCTGGCAATTCACTTTTTATGAATTCTACAGTTATATCATCCGACTGATACAATGCAGCATATATATCCGCAAATATCTCCGACTCCGCATATCCGGGTTTACCTATGTATTGTGATTCATGTCTGTATACTCCTGTAATCACATTGTCTGTTATGCATGACATTATATCACTGATGAAGTAATTGTACTCTAAATCACCATTTACAGCAAGTCTCCGTTGATACTTCTCCTTTTTTTGCAATATTTTGTTTTCTGTATTTTTTATTGCCTCTGCGAATTCAGCATACATGGGACTGCCATACTCATTATGATCAATTCTATGGGCTATTTCATGCGCCAGCACATGCTTGTAGTTCTCCTCTTCATACTGCGGATGTCTCGGATTGATAATTATCAAATCATTATCAAGATCATACGAAAATGCATATTCTGACAGTTCATCTATCTTGATGCACTCATCTCTTGTGTACTGATCCATTAAATCGATCATGATCTGCGGAGTATCCGATCTCGGCACTTTCACCTCATCAGGAACTTTATGCCGGTCTTCCGTTTCCTGACTCCATTCTTTTTCCTTCGCACGGTACTTGCTTTTATTCTCCGGATCCAGTGAAAATGATGCTAATCTATGGAATTTTTTCTCTTGTCTCTCTGCATATTGCTGTCTTGCTTCTTTCCTGTTCTGTTCTTCGATATCTTCTATGTCTTTTTTACTGTATTCATTATCCAAATCCTCCAATTCTGGAAAATAGGTAGTGTGGCTGTCTCTGCATCTAGGGTGGTATAGTCCTGCTGCTATTGCCGCGCTCATCAGGGGATATGGTCCATCCTTGGCGCTTCCGCCGCTCCATACATCATCGATCAGTATCTTACCAACAAACGGTAAACACTTGGGGCAGGGATTTCCACGCTTATTCATGATCACCGTGGATATCCCCCATTCCTGCCTTTTCTGCCCTTCCCCCTGCAGGTATGCACGCTTACTGGCTGTCCGTATTGCCATGTCCGCATAGTCTGCCAATGTGTGTCTGGATCCATTGGTATATTCCACACAGTTAAGACCAGCGGCAATGAAATCCTTTGTGGCCATGTCTACCGCCTTCTCATAAGTCCCTGCTCCACTGTTGGCATATACCTGAGCATTAAAAATAATCTTGCGATATTGGTCATTTGCCATGCGCAGGACGGCTGTCTCAGCCTTTTCCATGTCTGATGTGGTCGCCCGGATCAGCGCCTCCAGCTTCCTCTGGTTCAACCGGAAGAATGCCGCCGATGCTCCCGGACTTACTCTTCTTGCTAGGAAACCTTTCTTTATAGCCTCCAGTATGGCTATCTCCTGCTCCATATCTCCTTCATCCCTGGCAGTACTGATCAGTGCTTCGATTCGGTTATTGATATCCTTGAATTTCGCACCGAACCGCTCCTGATTCTCTTTTCTGTACTTTTCCAGTGCCCGGAGTTGTTCTGCCTGCCACATGGACCACTGCTTGTCCTCATCGATTTCCTCAATCTTATGTCTTCGCATATTCCGGATCATGGAAGCAATGAGTTCATTCTCAATAGCTTGGAATGCTGCTCCGATATCATATTCTGAATTTATCTTAGGCATCTAATCACCTGCCGTTTGCATATACCTTGAATCCCTGGCTTTTAAACTGTCTGGTCAATGTCTTGATCTGCGTGACGCTGGTACAATGATCACATCGGAGTTCCGCATAATTACCTTTTTCCACTGCATAGATTCCTTTCGGTACCTGCTCACTGGCCACCTTCAGAAGCCCCTGGTACTCCTCCCGGTTCATCCGGTATGTTTTTTTCGCTACTTTTACTTCCATCACTACCTCCAGTAAATCCGTTTATCCTGAATTCTCCTGCATCCGTTCTGATCTCCGGCTCCGGAATGCTCTGAATCCCCTGCTCTGCCTTGAGCCTTGCGATTTCTTCTCGTTTGCAATCATCGTCCAGACTGTCACCGTATAGTTCCTCCACACAGCGCTCAATGCTCATGATTCCGCTCTGCTTTGCCTTACCAACTGTTTCCACCTGAGATTCAAATGAAGGATTGGCATATTCTCCAAATGGGAGATTTACCTCTACACTTTCCACTGCCTCATTCTTCATCAGGTGATATGCGTTGATACACATGGATACTACCTGTGGCAATACTGTCTGAAGAGTTTCCACGATAATGTTTCTTGTGTACAGCGTTGTTTTTTCCTTTTCACGCTGCGCTTCTGCATTTTTACATCAATCCCCAGTGTAGAAGGACTGATGATCCCCTGCAGGCAAAGGTCCAGTGCCGTACAGTAGGAAGCCTGATAGCTGTCATGAGGAATGCTCGGCTGGTCTGTACTGATTACGTTTTTCTGCCCTTCGCGCTGGTCTCCTTCTGCTGCAAAATATCTGTTATCGAACGGATTCGGTGTTATCGCAGCTCCTGTTTCCGGATCCCTCGGAACCAGACAGTCCGGAATATATGTTTTGGCTCTTCCTGCTCTCAGTGCATCCATCCACTGGCTCCATACTTCATCCAGCGCATCATAGCTGTCCACCTTTCCGTCAAAGATGCTTCCACCTCGTCCTTCATATTTTGCCGACTTGTAGAACATCATAGGCACCGCCAGCATAACGCTTTTATCAAAGGTCACATTTTCCAGTGAGCTGGTGATCTGTAATGTAGTCAGCGGTACCTTTCTGTTGTCCAGATAAAGCTCGTTATTTACATACCCATATCCATATATCTCATTGAGCACATATGTCTTGCCACCTCCGCTGTATGGTGTCTTAAATATCACTTCCCTGACCTTATCCTTTTTCCGGATGATTTCGACACGATCCCCAGCATACCATTCTAAAATCGGATATTCACTGACCTCTGTATCAATGGACACTTTAAAAGCCCCATCTCCGATATACAGCGCCTCTTTGATTGCATCCTCTACCTTGTCGGCAAAGTTATTATTCTCAGGCTTTGCAATGTCTTTCCATATCTGTTTCTGTTTTTCGTTCTCTGAGGAAAATTCAAATTCCCCCATATCCGGAAGGACTACTGCTGCCAGAGTTCTCACCGTAAGCGCTGGAATACCTGTGTGGATTTTGCGCATTTCCATCCCCGGTGTGCTCTTGCTGGACCAAAATTTATATTTATCTGCATATTCCGCATTCTGCTCATAGAACTGCTCCAGTTCGTTGCTGTCTCCGCGATACCAGATGCGGTTTCGGATTGCGTTTCCCTCGAAATCCATCATCTCATTGATATTGAACACATATGGATTCGCCTGAGAAACATTCAGCCAGCTCCGTATGCCTCTTTTGATATTCTCATTTATCTTTTCCATCAGGTTCACCTCTGTTTATCCTCCTCGAATCCAATCATATTTCGGTATGGAATCCATCCGTACTGGTTTGCATTGATCGTATGGTCGTTCTTATCCTCCGGTACCGGAACATCCTCTTCCTCGTCCCATGAATAGCGTTCCAATTCCGAGATATGGTTTGTACAATCCTCAACTACCAGATAGCAGTCCTGCTGGATCCATCCCAGTTGTAAATTGATACGGTCCAGTATTGTTACCTTCTTGTAGGACTCAATGAAATTATAAAGGCACCCATGCAGGCGCTTATACTTCCGAAGTTCTGTTATTGTCGCCGCATCTGCGCAGTCAATAAAAGACTCTTTTGCAAATCCCCATTCCGATCTGCAGCTATCCAGAAAAGCTATAAACTTTACCGCTGTGTCAGAAGGAGCCAGCGGCACACTGAGATCCGCATTGCTATATACCTTCTCAGCTAGTGTGATCAGCTTGCGGTCATCCGTAATGCCCTGGAAGATCATTGCAATAGTGTCCGGAGATTTTGAGGAATATGATGTATCCAGTCCTACTGTAAACTTCCTGAAACGGATATTCCCATCCGCAATCTGTTTCTTCACCCACGCAGCAGTAACAACATGTTTCTTTCTGACAAAGTTGGAGAATACCAACCCCGTCGCTTTTCCGCGGAGACCTTGAATCTTGTTTTTCCAAATTTTGGTACCCTTAGGTGTATTTTGCAGGATCATCTGCAGCTTATCCGGTGGAAGACCTGCATTGTCTTTAAAAGAAAAGAACCAATGGATCCATCCGTCCTTTGGCTCTTCTTTCAGTTCCTCTATGATTTCCTGCGGTGTCTCATCCTTCCATTCCGGAAGAGGCCGCGCACAGTTGATATATTCTTTGTACACCGGCAATCCTGGATCATCCGGGTTCAGTGTTGCCATCAGATAATCACATCGCATGGATGCTTCTCTGACAAAATCTATGTCTGCGGTATTTACTTCATCTATGTACAGACAGCCATATTGTCCACCTAAAGCTTTCTTCCACTTTTTCTTGTTGCCGTAACCCAACACATAAATAACTTTATCTCCGCTCGTAGCGTGAAAAAGTATATGTGGTATCTTGTCATCCTTGGTACCGCTACCGTTATACTCTACCAAAATACCAAAGTCATCCAGAATACCCAGATCTTTGTTAATAATGTTCTTTTCTGCCGTACCGGTATCATCTGCCGCAAGGATATGTAACTTCTTTGGACTCTCTGCTACCTTGAGCATAAATTTAAATATTCCCACTGTTGTCTTGCCTGCTGCCGTAGTTCCTTCCAGGAATTCTACCGGAGCGTTGCACCGTAAAAATGCTTTATACTTTTCTGATAACAGCAGCTCACTTGTGCTCATTATCCACCACCACGCATCTGTCTGATCAGGTTATCCAGCTTGCTCTGTTCTGATTTAAGTTCTCCGGAGATTTGGACATCCTGCTTGTCACGCCATTTATCCGGCTTCCGATTCTTTAACCAGAATATTTGGGCTGTGGTATCCGGTTCTACTTCTTTTACCTTCCGTTCCACAAGCATTTCTTTTGTTTTTGGAAACTTTTCCCTTACAAGCATGAGTTCGTCATCTGTAGCCTCCGGATGTTCAAGCTTGTAGCGGTTCATATATTCCTTGAGTTTCTGGTAATATTCTTCCTGCTCCATCGGTACACTGATATACTTATCTTCATTGTACCGATATCCAAGTGCCCTCTTCAGAAGTGCATTTTCTACCTGAATGTCAACAATTTCCTTTCCCTTTTTTAGGGACTGACAAATCTGACAATACTGTTCTTTCCACCTATACAATGTTTTAGGTGTGATACCCATATTCGAGGCAATCTGTTCATCTGTTAATCCATCTCTTGCCCATCCTTCCAGCTTCAGCAAGCCTTCCGGTGTCAGCCAATACTCATATTTGCCTTTTGCCATCCGCTCACCATTCTTTCTACTGTTGCACCGGTGCAACTCCACGAAAAAAGGCAACGCAGATTATCTGCATTGCCCTTATCACTAATTTATCACGATACTATATTATCACATTTGACATGCGAAATCATGCCATCTTTTACTTTAACTCCCCAATATACCTTCCAATCTGTTCTATGGTCTTAAAAACTATCCTCTTCATTTGTCTCTCGCTGTACGAGGCACCACCGATTTTTAGATAGGGAATCGGTGCTCTGAGACCTTTACTCCAGTACCTGATTCTTATTACCTTCTGTTCTTCGGTGCGAAGAGAATTATATACAAATTCCACTGCCTCAATCTCTTTTTTGATCCGCTCATGGTATGCGGATGTCATCTTCAGGGCTTTTGCTTCCGTGACAGACTGTGCCTTATCTCTTTCCCTGGCAGGATCCGACGGACGGCTGCTGCCTCCCGCCGGTGATGCCATAATGTCCGATATGTACTCCTCATATTCTTTCTTGCGTTGGGGATACCGTAATAATATAGTTTCGATAATCCTCCAACTTGCTCTGTTAATTCTTTGCATTAATGCGTTCTCCTTTCCGAATATTGTGATTTACACTGTAGCCACTCTCAACCTAAAAATAGATCTCATACACTCCTGATCTTCTGCAACATAATGCTGCCCAGCCGTGCTCCGGTCCTTGTGTCCCAGATAATGTCCGGCATCCCATACGGTACCGCCACGCTTACAGATATTGGTGGCCGTGGTCTTCCTGAAGAGATGGGGATATACCCGGCGTTCAACCTCCGCACGCTGCGCGATTGTTCTGACTGCAGAACGAATCCCAGATCTGGACAGACGCTTGTGCTCTCCCTTCACAGCACGCTCCGCTACAAATAGCGGATCCCGACTGTTAATGCTGCACCTGCGCTCCTGGATGTACTCTCCCAGATACTTTAGTGCGATATCATCAAGGTACACTGTCCGGTAGGTACGTGTCTTCTGCCCGTACACCAGCACGGATCCGGTTCGCCAGTCAATATTATTTACATTAAGCTGTTCCGCCTCACCCACGCGGATTGCCGTGCTCCGTAGCAGCTCCATCATGGCGCGGTCACGTTTGCAGGTACATCCGCTCTTAAGTTCCTCGTACTCCTGCGCTTCCATATGATCCACCGGCTTCTCCTGCTCCGGATAGGGCTCTATCGATTCCACGGGATTCTCACTTACAATCTTGCTCTTGCGTAGCCATGTAAAAAATGCGCTGAGGTGCCGCCGCTGATTATTCAGGGATGTATTGCTGTTGCAGCTTTTAATGCTATTAAGCCAACCCTCCACATCCATACTGGTGATCCGGGTAAGCGGTTTATGGCAGTAATCCGTCAGCCGCCGTACCGCATCCGTATACTGCCTGACAGTCTTGTCTGACAGCTTTGGCGCCTTTTTGAGCATAAAGAGATCCATAATATACTCATTAGTGTTATCCACCGTAGCAAGCTCTGTCTCCGGCGTATCCACCTCTACCTTGGTCAGCTCATCCGTCAGCACCACTCCAAGCAGATCCAGCTCCTGGCTGTCAAGATGATAGCGCATTTTCAGCATGATATTGTTCTTCAGTTCCTCTTTTTTGTCCATCATATCCGTAACCCTCCACAAATTACTTGCCTGGGGATCACCGGTGTGGTATAATACTCCCAGACGTGAGAGCGGTACAACTTACTTTGGTCGGTGGGTGTACCGCTGTTTTTATGTAACAGACCATTGACAGATATTTCCAGTCATGGTATTATTTGTTTGAATAGAACAAATGTTCTGTATTCGTGGATTCGTCCCGGTGCAGGACATTTTGTTTTATCTGTGATCTATCGCATCCAGGCAAGCATTCCAACCGTCCATCGTTCCTCTGACATAATCTCTGCCGAGATCATCGGCATCCGTCATCTCTGTCTCACGTTCTGGCAGCTCCCGGAGCGGACACCATTTCGGCTTTTCACGTGTATTAGAATCAATTGCTTTTCCTAGCGCAAACGCATGACATCTTAACCTACTTCCAAGCGGTATCATGTAGTTTAAATTACATTCAACACACGATTCCGGCATGTCCATAACTAATACTGCTTTAGCCATATAATTCTTCCTTTCTTCACTAAATTTCAGTTTTAATGTGTAACATTACACATTAAAATATTATTGCAATCTCTTACATCTCTCATATCTCTGTCCATAGCCACCATGAGCTATATAAAATGCCGGACAAGATTCTTTCAAACACCGTTCAAAGTTCGTTCTGGTCACATCTCCATTTCCCACAGCTGCTGCCGGCAATAATTCATAAGTCTCTCATACTGCTCCGGATCCATGCTGATATCCTTTCGGATGTTCTTCTTACCGTCCTCTTTCTTCGGTCTCGCCATTCCTATCTCCTTTCGTTACACAATTTTTCCAATATTTCAGTTTAGTTCAATCTAATGACCACTCCTTAACATATAAAATAACATCTCTGTTATGGATCTTTTTCTCTCTCCCTGTCTGCATGGTAATATTATTTCAAGCTTCCAACCCGTATCTGTATCCAGCGGTGTAGGATTCTCGTATTCATCCGCAGGGTCTCTATATTCCGGTATTGCAACCATTATTCCGTAGTATAGTGATGAGTTTGGATTGCATTCCTTAATATGTTTAGCCAATTTTCCGCTTCTCAGATCCGCTTGGATGCTTTTATAACAATCCATAGTAGTAACTATGTAATTTTTTTCTCCCAAGAAATTCAGTCCATTCCCACTAAATACATCCTCTCTACAGCTCTTTATTTCATAACAAGTGAAGATTCCTTTTTCTATCGCACTGATTGCTGTTACTCCAGCAGGTTCAAATTGCATGAAATCAACTCTTTTAACATCACTTGTTCCGTAGTCTATGCTCACTTCGCTTGCGTAATACTTTCCTCTTTTACAAAGCCGATCAGTGACCAACAGATCTCCCAAGAACCTTGTTATTTCTTCTCGTTTCATTGTTCCTCCACTAAATCCTAAGACTTTAAGACCAAAGTTCCCTTATTCCTTTCGACAGTATCCATTAAATGCATTGCTGCATTTAGCGACTCCTTTTCTGCCAGAGATAATTTATCTGCAAACTTATCAAATATACAGGACAAATTATTTATATGTTCTCGTGTTTCTACATTGCATATTTTCATAGTATTCCTCCACTAAATCCCTAATATTTTTCTAAATATATTCCTTTTGGGCTTAATCACCTCGAAACACTTTTCTTTCCAGTCGAAGACATAATCCAAGTTGTATGAGCTGAAGCCAATATTGTAATACCGTTTTCCGACCTCTCTGTATTTTATTTCAAAATAAGGTTTGGTCTTTTTGCCGGTGACAATTATTTCAATTTCACTCACTTTTATTTTTTCCATATTCCGCTCCTTTTCCAAATCCTAAAACTACTTTTTTCGGCTGATAAGTATACAATCTCCTACAAAAAGGAGTGCTAACACTAATGCATACAAATCTGGTATAGATATCCATTTGCCGTGTATGTATGATAAAAATAAAAACATTACTATGCTCATTCCAAACCGCCACTAATTTTTAAGATCATTACCGCAAAATCTACAGTACTTTGCCAATATCACACACTTGGAACCGCCTGTATAATGGCTTTCCACATATTTGTGTACTATTGCTCCGCAATATTTACACGTTATTCTTGCCATAACAGCGTAGCTTTCATTTATTTCTTTCTGTTCATCATGTGACCACATTTCTCGCTTAACTCCTTTTCTGAATCCTAATTTTCAGCCATTTTTTCAAAATCTTTTTGCGAAATAACTTCAAACATCACATAATCATTGGACATAATCATTGCCTGCAATATAACAACATGTCTTTTATTTACAATGTCATCAAAATTTCTACTTCCTCTTTGACAACACTGAAAATAGCTATCTTTACAGGTTTTTGACAATGTTCCGCTAACCGAATTTACATTTACTTTTTGTGTTGGGCTATAAGTATCAAACATCTTTTTACCTACTTTCTAATACACTAAATTCTAAGTTAGTTATCGTCGTCACCTACGTATATTGCCAAGCATCCCATTGCGTCTGACAAAAATTCCATGTCCTCCTCGTCGGTGCTGACCCGCTCTTCTGGGTACCTGCTGCCGCAATACGGACAACATATGCTCTGACCTTTAGTATTTGCCTTTTCTACCGCCGCTCTTCCCGCTATGAATTCATCACCGCAGGAGCCACAGTGAAACTTTACTAAATCATCTGCATACATTCCTTTTTCCCATCTATCATCTCGATACATTACGCCTCCTCCATTCCTAAGTTATTTGCCATTCTCTTCATCATTTCTGATACTTATCTTTTGCATTGCCGGTAGCACCAGTGCCACTAAACACCACGCTGTTCCGGTGTATTTGACAGCAAATACCACTGCTGTTGCTGTAGATATCCAGGCTGCTACATACGCAAGCCATACACTTTTATTTTTCATGACATCCTCCTGTCTGATATCTCATGGATTTTTAAAATATAATACTTTTTTCCAGGCTCCGCTCCCCATTCCACTTTTCCGGTGCCAGCCTTTAGCGTGCACTTTGCTACAAAAGAGGGGCTGTTGCCAGAGTAGCCGTTGCGAAACCGGATTTCCCGGAGGGAGCCATTAAACGGGGCGAATTTCCACAGATTTTTAAAACGCACCTGATAATACGGTGTCATCTCACGGTATTCTTCCTGCTTCTCGCCTGATAAGATCATATCAAACCATTTCTTTTTTATGGGTAATGTCAGCATGGCTGCTACCTCCTTCCTTTTCTTGCCACTCCAGTCCCATCATGGTCAGCTCGCCATAGGAAAAACTCCTTTTTAGTCCGGTTTTACAATCACGTGCCATGACCATATACGGGTAGGCCGCGGTCACCTCATACTCCCTGATCTCACTGATAAATCGGTGTTGTCCCCGTCCGCGGGTCTCCAACGGCTCCTCGATGATCTTGTGTTCTGTTTTGATGATAGTGCCTATATGTATGTTGCGGATGCGCGGCGCAGGATCCGGCAGAAGATTGCCATTCCAGTCTTTATACTCCTGCATATTTCTCCTTTCCGGACGACTGCTGCCTCTTGGTATCAGCGGCCGCCCCGTGGCTTCGTTTACAGTGTCTATTGTGATTCACTTTATCCAAAAGGCTTATTGATTTTTCTGGGCTGCCAGTGCTTTCTGTACGGCAGCATAGTAATTATTCACTCCGGCGATCAGGATCTCCGTCTCGGTCTTTGCCATTTTTTCGGCGCAGTATTCCAGCCGCCGCTTTTCCTCCGGCGTCATCCGGATGATCTTGCTTATTGTTCTGCTTTTCATCTCTGCGCTCCTTTCTTGTATATACAAATTTGTATATACATCATCCCCACTTGTTATAGGTCAGGGCATCCTCGCTCCACTCCGGGTAATGATCCTGCAAATACGCTCGGAAGAGTTGCAGCATCTCCTCCCGTCTGCCCTTGTTGCCGTTATCCAGCATCTCATGATGACTGACGCAGCCTTGTGCACCATTCTGCGGGATCCCGAGACCACCGTGGGATCTCGGGATATAGTGCATGATGCTCAGTGATTCTGGACCTGACCAGGTGACATCTTCCATATGGTATTGCATCTGGCAGAAAATACACTGGTTGCGGTCACGTTCTTTAATGATCCGGCGGGATGCCTCATTAAACTCCCGTGCTCTCGCCTGCTTCGACCGCTTCGGCATTGCTATCCGCCTCCTTTATGAGTCCTTCCAGCTTGTCCAAGTATTCGGAGATGTCTTTCACCTGCACTCGCGCCGCGCTGATTAGATCCATCTCTGCGTAACGTACCAGATTATCCACTGCTCCACGGAT